AAGGATGACTGTGTTTGTTCTGGGGTCATACGCCCCTAGTGACTTGTTATGACCAGGAGGAAAATCAGTCTGGCCTCTAACAAAAAGATAGCGAGGAGGCTCAGCTCCATCTGGTAGGTTGAGGTGCTTCTCGGCCTTAGCAATCTTGCGCTCTAGGTAAGCGAAACCCTTTCGAGCAGAGCCCAAATTGTCAGATAGATAGATTTCACGGTCCGAATTGAGCACTTTTCGAGCAGAAACTGAAACAGCGTCCTTAATGTCGATGATTTCTTTCTCGCCTTTGACGATGTCTCTGGTCTTGTTGTGCTTGATGTAGTCGAGATTTGACCCGGTCTCGATGTGGCGAGCGTCAATCTTCCGCTCCCACTCTTGATAGGTCATATTCTCAATAATCTCGCCGGTCTCGTTGTCTCGTCTTGCCGTTGGCTTGATACCATCGACAATCGTGACAGCCGTACAGCGACAATTACAATCCTCGGATGGTTGGCCAAACATACAAGGCATTTTAGCCTCCATCCCCGAGGAGTTTTTGAAGTTATCATCGACAGCCACGATCTGGCCATCTAAGAATTGGTGTGTGTGGCGAGTGCGCCGGTCTAGGCTAGATACCCACTGTTTCATGACATCTATACCCATTTCCTTGGCCTCACTCATTGCCTTGGCCTTACCTATCGAGTGCATGCGTCCGGCCTCTGTCCTGGCAATTCTAAGGGCTTTACGGTAGTCGGCCTCACCAACTCCGGCAATCTGGCGAGCTATCTTCTGGTAGCTATGACCTTGAATAATGCCGGCTGTGACCGCTGTCTGGGCTTGTTTGGCCATCCGTTCCCTGTTCCGGTATAAACGCTCAGATAGTCGCTTACCGGCCACAGGAGCCTTTACAGATGCCTCTATGAACTCTTTATTCACCATCGGAAAGTCTAACTCTCCTCCGGCTTGGCCCTCCATGTCGTAAAAACTACCATTGTAGCCTTTAACTAGTTGGTCCTCCTTGTACTTGGAGATGGTCTCTTTAACCTCTGGATATTTCTCCCGGATAATATCGACCATCTCATCGTGCAAGTGGGCTAGAGCCTTTGTTTGTTGCTGCTTCCAATACGGCTGATCTCCGACATCTTCTAAATGGTCGGCTACCTTAGCCTGGATGTCCTTGATAATGGAGCGGTAAGTGCTATATAGCTCTTCATTGATCCTCTTATCATCGAGGGCCCTCAGAGCCTCCATCTCCTCCTGTCTCCGGTTTAGCTTCACCATTTACGCCCTCTCCTCCCTCTGAGCTGTCAAAGTCCTCGTCCTCGGTGTTAGCCAGGACCTCATCAAAATCGAGCTCCAGAGCCTCACAGACGGCCTTGAGGAATGACTCCTGGTCGATGTAAGGCTGAACCATTACAAGGGCTTGGACAAGCGTTTGTTTGGTCTGTGCCTCAATCTGTGCCTTGGTTGCGTCATCTTGCTCATTGATGAGAGTCGAGCGGATAAATTCGACCTCGATGTCAGCCAGGCTGTATCGTTTGCCTTTACGGCGCTCGATGTCGTTCAAAATCATGGTCAGACACCACTTCACCATAGCCATCAATCGAGGCTCTAGCTTGTTACATTTTAGGTCTAGCAAGCTATAACGTGACTTGATGACCACATTGGTAATATTACCATCTCCAGATTGGCTTGAGTCAAAGCCCATCCCAAACTTGTAGATAGCTTCCTTGTCGATTTGGAGCTTGGCTTTTCGTGCCTCATAAGGTATTTGATAGGTCTTGACATCGACCGAGCCACCACCGCTAGGCGTACCAACGTTGACGGCCCCTCGGCTCCTAATGTTCTGGCGTAAGACATCAATCGACTCGCCATTATAGCCGGAAACCACGAAAATCGGCTTGTCATAGTCCTCCAGGTTGTTAGACAGGAAGCAAGCCATGCGGTCGTAATCGTCAATTAGGTCCTTGATAGGCACTAAATCAGAGGTCTCGGTCCGGTTATTGGCCAATCGGTAGAATGGGATAGCCCCATAATCACGGGCCAAAATCTCCCCATCACCCTCACGAATAGCTATTACATGAGGGCGTGGATTTAATTCCTTGCTATCGTCCGGCTTGGTATTGTAAGAGCCCTCCTTGATGAAGTATCGGACATCCTTGTCGGTGTAAATCTCGGTATAGATTACCTCAATGGTCCGATTATTCTTGGATGTAACCTTACGGCTATATTGTCGCAAGATACCGACCTCTCGGTACTCATTATCAAAAATCGTGTAAGTATCAAGCATGTCAGAGGTCCGGAACTTGATTAAATCATCGGCTGTACTCCGGATATAAGCATATTCATGGCCCTTGATGGCCGCACCCTCAACGATCTCATTGAGGAAGAGGTTAAAGTCCTCATCCAGGTACTCGTCCAGGTATGCCTTTAGCTCTTCGTTTTCGGTGGTGAAGCTCATACCCTCTGACAGCATAAACTGGACCTTTTGGTCTACTAACTCAGTAAAGAAAGCATGGCTAATCTTGATGTTTGTAGCCGTCTTGTCCTCTACTAAGTCCTCATGCTCGTCAAAGTATAAAATACGATTGCTTAGGATGTCATGCTTGGCGTTGTAATAACGTTCGGCCGTCCTAGCAAACTCTCGCTTGTCTGTCGTTTTCTGATTGTTGACAAACTTCTCGATAGCCTCAGCAGCCACCGCTAAGTTGTCGCTTAATAGCTGTTGCCATAGCTCCATCAGTTAAATCCTCCTATCCGGATAGTCTTGTCAGTATAGACGCCATATCTGACAGCGTCCTGTGTGTCATCGTTCTCTTTAAGCGGTGCGTCCCCTGTCTTGTTCCATACATACTGACCTATCTCTGTGATGTAGACCTGGCATGTATCGGACACCAGGAACATCCCCAGTTTGATAAGCGTACCAACCTCTGAAATACCAGGTATAACAGCCTTGTCGGCGTTCCTGGCGTTCAGTCTGGCATTATAGAACGCATCAACGTACTCTGGCCGGGCTGAGTCGCAATAGAACGGTATTCTTTTGCCGTATCTCTCGGCTATGTCCCTGGCCAAATCTATCCACTGGTTGATGTGCCAATGTTTATGGACATGCTCCTCGATCAGATAATGTTTATAGAACTTGAAGCCTTCGACCTCGATGAAGTCATCCATGTCGATACCAATAACGGAGATAACCCCATTGTGTTCAAAACCCCAGTCAACGCCACAAACGATTTTAAGCGTGTCACTTTTTGGAATTTTTTCTCTCGGTATTACATGTTTATTGTGGTCAAAGTCTTTGTATATAGCGCCCTCGCCGATTGTCCACCGTCCATAGATGGCTCTCTCGGTCATCGTTCCGCTTGGTGTTGTGGCTATGAGGTTGTCGATGTAGCGCTTAGTGAGGAAGTTGTTATCCAACACAGTAAAATGGTTGGCCACAATGTTCTCGCCGTCCGCCTTGTCGATGTAATCAACCTTGAGCCAATGTTTCGGATGGTCCGGGTTGGTATCACACAATATTCTGGCTCCATCACCAGAACAGCGGTTGATAATCTCCCCAAATACCTCTTTGTTGGCAAGGGAGGCCTCGTTGATGTATGCCCCGAATGAGGTCATACCACGAATAGCACCAAGCCCCGAAATCGAGGCTGTAAATGTTGTAACGACATAGACCCCGAAAAGGAAAAAGTTGTTTGATTTGTCAAACTTGAATGTCAGACCGTACTTGTTTTCCAATTCGTTGAGAATGTTGGTCTTGAGTGTGCTTGATGAGTAAGCGGCCAAGATATAAATGGGCTTGGCAATACCTAGCTCATCGGCTTTTTTGCGAACTCTCCGGAGCTCCATGAGGAATAAGTCATTGTTCAGTACCGTCTTACCGGCACGGACACCCCCATGGTTTATCATGAGGAACCAGTCTTTACTCCTGGCTCTCCTCATCACCTGGTTTTGTTTCCTGGTGTACATCTTGAGGTCTCGGCTCTTCTTCTTCGTCATCGTAATACTCCCCCAATAAGTCGATAAAGTGGCCTACCTGTTCCTCTTGCCCCTCTTTCGGTCTTATTTTGGCCTCTAGGGCCTCGTTTTCGAGCTCTACCCGTCTTACTTGGGCCTCGATAAGCCTCCGCTTCAAATCGGCGTTCTCAGAGCGTCCTAGGCCCATTATCCGGGCCAGAATGTCGAGTGATTTGTTCGCTTCTTCGATTGACGGGTCAAATTCGTACATGTGTTCCGACTCAACAATGTCGTTCACCAGATCTGTACGCTTTGAGTAAGCTGTCTGTCGTTCTCTAAATGCGAAGCTCATCAGTTGCTCGACAACTTGAGAGCCCCTATTCATGAGGTCGGCCATTTTGTCCTCTAGGCGTTTGTCAATATACGCTCTAACGTGAGGTTTTGTGAGGTTTTCATACCCCATTTCCTTAGCCGTTCCCTCGCTATATCCGGCATTTATTGCCGCTTGTGTTGCGTTGCCTTTGTTTGCGATGTATTCATCGGCAAAGGCTTTTTGTTTAGGCGTCAGCCCGTGCTTTGCCAATGAACTCACCCCCATATATTAAATAAAAAAGCCCTCCGAAGAGGGCTAATCAAGTGAGGAATAACATACCATGTCAGTAGGTATACACTTGAGCGTCTCGGCAAACGCTCAAAATCCTGGACGGGAGTCGAACCCGTGGACTGTTACTGTTGCAAGAGTGGCTAATCAGACTAATCAGAAAGGATGAAATGGAATGTTTTGTCCGAACCAATTTCCCAGGATAGTAGGTGACGGAGGAGCGTAATCCCGTCACCAATATGTAGGCTAATAATAACTAGGAGGTTACATCAGCGTTGGATTGACCATGTTCCAATGGTATCCGGTCAAGTAGTGTCCCCAAACACTCCTTGACAATACTAGTCTAACATCCCCCTCTTGTATCCTCCTAACATCTTCCTTTCAAATTCCTCCCAACTTCCTCCCACTTTTCACTCAAAGAGCTCACCGAACCAGTCCTCGAAAGAGGCCTCATTCTTGAATTGGAGCAAAGCACCGGATTTATAGACCTCAGCATAAGCGAACAGCGCCTTTTCGACCTCTCGATAGAACTCTGTCTCGCTCATCTCTATATCCATGTAGATGGATATATCGGATTTCTGAGCCCAGTCGAAATACTTCTCGTAAAGTATTCTCCTCTGCTCCGGGTTCTCCATGTGGCTGAGGCCCTCTTCGATAAATCCAATCTCTCTGACGGCTGCTTGTTGGCGCACGATGTGCTTCTCTATCGGCTTCGATACGCCACCAGTGTAGGAGCGAGGCTCGAATGAGTAGACGGCTGTCACCTGGCTATTAAATGGCTCCTTGGCTATCCGTTTGAGTGTTCGATATTGCTCCAAGACGCTCCGGACCCGTTTTTTGGTCGCTCTCTCGTCAAGCTGTGCGAATAGGTTCATCTTCGACCTCCCCTCCATCAATCATGACCATCGTGTCATACTTTCCGGACTTACTAAAATTATCGTGCTCACGCTTCTGGGCTGATTGACAGGTCAACCAACAGAGCTGATTAAGCGGTATTCCTGTCTTTGCCTGTATCTCCTGGATGGTTCCGCTGCTCAAAATGTTGTCCCCCTTATACAAGACATAGAAGCGCCGTATCTTCTTCTTGGGGATTGTAACCTCCTTAGCCATTGTGCCACCCCCTAGAAGGGGAGGTCATCTTCACTAATGTCGATTGGATGACCCTCGTCAAGAAATTGGTTATTCTGTCCAAAATTAGCCTGTGTGACATTTTGAGGCTGAGAGGTGTAATTACCCTGGTTCATTGTTTGCGCCTGTGCCTGGCTATAATTTGGGGCATTTTGGGCGTAATCTGGTTTCGTGTATGGGTTAGTGTACCCTTGAGGTGCTTGTTGTTGATTTTCTGGCTTCTTCTCCAGGAGGTCGAAATGGTTAACCACAACCTCGGTTACATACACCCGTTGACCCTGTTGGTTATCGTATGACCGGGTTTGTAGCCGGCCATCCAACCCAATTAAAGACCCTTTTCTGGTAAAGTTTGCCAGGTTTTCGGCTGACTTCCTCCAGATTACACAGTTGATGAAGTCGGCCTCACGCTCACCTTGTTGGTTGGTAAAGTTTCGGTTAACCGCAATAGTAAAGTTAGCCACCGCTTCGCCGGTCTGGGTAAATTTAAGGTCTACATCCTTTGTTAGACGGCCTACTAGCTGTACTGTATTCATGCTATTGGCCCCCTTTAAGCGAATTGATTTGGTTTAGTAGATTTGTCAGCTCTTCCTCATCCGAGATGTAGCCGATGACATCATTGGTGATTGGAGTACTGTAAGACAGGTGCGCTGTGTCACCTTCAAAGTACAATACCGCAAGCTCTAACCCTCGGCTCATAATACTGTGGATGACACTAGCACCATAGTTATTTGGAAATCTGTATATGGTTTGTAAGTCTCCAACATCTTCCCGTTTGCCAATGATATAGTCCTTGTACTTCTCGCAAATCGTTCTGTTTTCTGCTGTCATGACTCTCCGCTCCTTATTCTTGACTGACTTTCTCGACATATTCGGCCATCTCATTGGCAAGGTATTGGACTTTCTGGATGTCCTCGGCCAGTTTGCCCTTTGATGGTGCTCGCAATAGGTACTCA